TCTGTTGTTTTGTCTTTGTACTTATAAAGTAAAACATGCCGCCCTGTGCCTTTACTTTTATCATCGGCCTTGGGGACTGAAAGCCTCTCTAGCTTTCTACCTAACTCTCTTCCTATGCCCTTTGCGTCTACTACGTCAAGCACCCTCTTCTGTTTATTGCTACCCTCTATGCCTTTCTTGATGCTGCTTGCTTTTCTTTTTTTGTTGGGTTTCTTTACAAGATCATCCAGAGAACTGAAGCCATACCACTCGTCTAATCTTTTTTGCAACTCGTTGTCTCGCTCATCCTTAGGCCTTAGCCTTTTCATGGGGACAGAGTTTGCGTAGCTTTTTTGAGTATAGGTTGCTGAGGGGCTATTGTCTGCCTGCAGGGCGTCATAAAGCCTTGATATCTCCTCATCTAACTCAGTATTGGAGTCATCAAGCTTTTTAAACTCTTGAAGGTCGTCTATGTCTTTTTGCTCTACTACCAAGTTCCCATTAATATCAAGCGAGAATAAATCAACCTGAAGATCATCATTCATTCTACCCACGAATGTAGGAACTAAAGTGTCTCCGCGTTGTGTTACATATCCACTAGGAGTCATCAAGACCCCACCTTTATAGGGCTTTAATTTTTCCTTGGCATCAAGCTTTCGCTGTTTTGCATCCCGAATGTCCTGCTGCTCTTTTTCCTTTTTCTCCCTATTTAAAGTATCCTGAGGGGTCTCGGAGTCGATTGAGTCCTTATGCTTTTTAATAATCGCCCTATAGACAAGATTCCTAATCGAGTCATTAAAATCATCTCCAGCAAGATGAACGTCGAATAAGCTACTTCTTGCCGCAAGCCTAGCACTTTCTGCGGTAGCTCCTTCAGCTTGCCTCTCTGCTGCTAGGTCGTTAAGGAATCTATCTTCGTAATCGCCATCCGTTATTATTTCCTCGGCTACCTTTTTATTGGCTTCATCAACAACATTGCGCTTTCTTCTGGTAACCCTCTTGTTCTTCTTTTGATACGTCCATCGGGTGTCACCTTCGGAAAACTCTATTTTACCTAGTGCTTCTGCAGCATCCTTGGTTAGGTCCTTGCCGATAAATACATTACCCGTAAAGCCACTGTCTCTCAGTATGTTTTCGGTATCTTCTTTACTTAGTACACCTGCGCCCCGATTAGCCTTCTCAAGGGACTTCTGCATTCTTTGATCTTGCCTTGTCTTGAGTACGGTTACATTCGATGCGCTCAATGCATACTTGCGCTTACCTATAAATACCTTGTCATCAGATACAGACCTTACGTATCCCTTGAACTTTACTGTTCCATCATTGAACTCTACGTAGTCTCCTTTTCCTATCTTTATCTCAGCGTATCCTTCTGTCCTTGCAGCATTATAGCGTGGGATGGTAACCATCTTACCATTCACATCTAGCACAACAAACTTATCGTCTGCGGATGCCATCCTACCACGGACGCCAGATTCTACATCCTGTATTTCCTCTCCGTATTTAAATACTCTATCATCCTGCTTATTTAGGAACTCCCTTTGGGTTTTTAGTCGTGACTCAAGATTAGCACGATCCTGTTTTTGCTGTTGCCGTAACAGGTCCATTTCCTTATCTGATGCAACAGGTGGTGGCCCTTCGTGCATAGCCTCAACCAGAGTTCCACCTACACCCCCTACAGAACCAAGTATGCCCGCATCCAGAAGGTGCTTTCTTTCTTGTGGAGTAAAACTATCCCATGTGGTTTCCTCTCCCTTGGCATACCTCTCCGCCATCTTGAGTATAAACTCTTGTCCAGCTTCTGTACCGCCCTCAAATATAACATTCGTAGGTAAGGAATTGATAAATCTGTGCCAGTAATTTACAGCAGGTTTACCGCCTTGCGCCATAAACTTCTGCAGTATCTTGACAGGCATCACCATGTCTAGGCCGCCCGCCAATGCACCACCTGCCATAGACCAAGCCTTTGCGTCCTTGGTCGATATGTAATCTTCGTGATCTTCTGGTAATTGTGTATTAGGGTAAAGATTCTGATATATCTCGCCAGTATTCATGCCAAGCGAAGACATGCCCACACCAGTAATTGCACCGATACGCTCAAACTGAGACTCAATGTATTCTCTCTTACTCAAGTTCTGAGGGAGACCATTGATGTTCTTTGTGACCCTAGCATTATCTGGGATTCGCTTAGATGCGACTCGACCCAATGCCTTACCAGCGTCTTTACTTACCTTACCTGCGCCTAGCATATAAACGAGGGAGGGTACTGTTTGCCCAATAGCTGATCCTGCGCCTCTTGCAATGGACTCTGGATCGCTCCAATTAATCTCTGACGGACTGACGATACTAGGGGTCTCCGCACTAGCAGCCCTACTCATTTCATTGGCTCTAGACATCAGCCAATCCTCAGCCTCAGGAGATACATATCCAGCCTTCAGCGCAAGGTCAGATGTAACAGAACCCATTAACCCTAGCCCAGCCATTCTGGCTGCACGAACAGGTTCTTTTAGGATTCCTGTCCAGCCCTGCATGTCTGGGTCTGGTGTGTGCTTTACGGCATAATACCTATCAGCAAAAGCCCGACCATAAACCTGCTCAGGTAACTGGCCCTCTTTTTCTACACGCTGGCCAAGCAAAAAGGTAATCCGATCATCCGTAAGCTCGGATGTATCAATTCCTTGCGATGCTAAGTTTACCCGATACTGCTGGGTATACGGATCTACTGGGTTAGCTGTTGCCATGTTTCACCAATAGCTCCCTTGACATCATCCCTACTATCTTCTGCAACCATTCCATAAATATCCCAAAGCATCCAAAGCGTAGAAGCCCATCCGATTGGGCCCGAAACTGCTCCAGCAATACCCTTTCCTCCTACTTTCAAGATATTGCCCATTAGGCCAGAAGATATTGCTTTCTTAGATGCAGCACTTATGCCTTTTGGCATCTTCTTTAATGCATCTGCATTTTCTTGTACGAGCACAGCTAACGCCTTGGGATCGGACCTTACATTACTTGGTACGTCAATATTATTTGCCTCAAGTAGCTTGACTTGCATTGCAGCAAGGTCAGCAAGCTCTTTTTTTAGATTACCAGCGCCACCCTTCTCGGCTATCTCCTTCATTGCCGCAACCTTGTCTGAACCAAACTCGTCTATAACAGAACTGGCTCTCTTTAGGTTAATAGCACCAATTCCCTTTTGGGCTCCTTTGTATGCGAGCGCAGCGGGAACTCCGTATCCAATTGCTTTCCCTGCCATCCCTATAAAATTGTTGTTTGGTAATCCAAATACCTTTTCGTTATTACCACCAATACCAGTAGGCATTTTTGCGGAATTATAATCTGGGCTTGCATCTGGCACACTCTCCACTGAGCCAGCCATAGGTGACATAGTGGAGGCTTGGCCTTGTGGATAATATCCAGCTTGTATCAGGTCTCGAATCAATGCCCTTCTGTCAACTTGCTTTGCACCTTGGTCTGCAGCGTAATTCTGAAGGTAGCTAGATAGACTGAAGTCAGGAATAGTTTGCTCTATGTACTTATTTTGTAAAAGTTTAAAATACGGAGAACTGGAAGCAGGTATATCTTGCCCTTGCCCAGCCGCCGCTTTGATTTGCTTCCACTCTTCGGTCTTTCTAAAATCTTTTGATGCTTCACCTTCGAGCCATAACTTAATCTGGTCTCTAGGTGCTCTCGTATCCAGTATTCTCTTCTCTTCATTTAGGACTGCAGCCTGACTTGAGTGCGCCTTAAAGGCATCCATTTCAGATCCGAGAATTTGGCTCATTGCCGCTTGTCGCCTTTGACGCTCATTTCCCTTCTGCTGACTTCCTGCCATGGTTGCCATCTCCATTTCAGTTAGCCCTTTAGGTACTGGAATGTTTGGCTGGCTTTCTAGTATCTTAGCTAACCCAGCAACAGCTTTTGCCCTTCTGTCCTCGGCAAGACGCTTGTCCTGCATGAAGCTGTTTGCATTGATTGCTCTTGATTGGTTTTCAATCGCAGCATCATTACGCAACATCTGCGCCCTGAGAGCAGCTGTTTGATCGTCAACCCTAGGAGGACGAATGGGCTGTACACCCATTGGGCTTAGGTTTTGGAGGTATGACATTATCCGTAGCGGAAAGGATTGTAGGAGTTCATTAGCTCAATGTATGGAGCCGTCATTGCTTTTACTGATTTACCGCCAGAAAGTCGTGTTAACATGTCGTCTTCGTACTGACCTATCATTGGCATTGCTGCAAGCTTCTGACGCATCAGGTTGGATTGCTCATTCATCCTGTCTTGGATGTTTTGCTGTTCCATTTGGGCTTGGTTTCCTGCTGACTGAGTAATGGCGTTGAGTACAGCTCCTTGGTTTGCGTTTCTGAAGTTACTGCCCCCTCCCATGTCTGCTTGCATGTTGTTATAAGCAGCATTGGCTACATTTCCAGAAAGTGAGTTTTGTATTCCCTGTAGGACGTTGTTGTGCTGTTGTGTTCTAGCACGAGCCATTTCGGCCATATTCCTGTTTCTCTCTGCCTCATACCCGCCTCCGAAAAGATTACCTACAGTCTGATTGTAGGCATTCTGCTGGTTCATGCCAGCTTGGTTAGATATGCCCTGTGCTTGATTAAATATACTATCGTTGTCGAAGTTGTTCGTTAGGGTTCCGAACATGCTACCCATCTGATCCTCAAGCGCACGATTGGTTTGATTGCCAAGCATACCAAACGCCCCACGCTCGCGGGCAAGGTCTTCACCGAACTGCAGGTTTTCCCTCTGCTGTTTGCCTTGCTCTCGTATTTGAGATAAGGCTTGCTGGCCAGCCCTCTTCTGTGCCTTCTTCTTTGAGCCAAATAGATCAATCATGCTGTTCTCCTCCAGAAGTATACTGTTACATATGGTGGCATATTCTCATGTGCAAGGCCACCGCCAGTTGTGCCTGTGCTATCAATAGAATTGTCCCTCTGCCTAAAGCTATAACTTGCGTTATTCCTCTTTCCAGCCTCCTGCACTAAGGATGTGGAGGTCCACACTTTATTTGTTGAGTCCCCTAGGGAATGAGTGTGGGAAGGTATCTGTGACTCGGTTAAAGTTACTGACTTAGCTCCGCCAATGCCTGCGGTTCCATCTTGAGATACAGAGCCAAAGTCACTGTCTGTTGTGCTGTGCCCGACTAAAGTCCTGCCCTCTCCGTACTTAACCCAAGTGCCGACTGTTGGAGCAGAGTTTACAACTGTAATATGTATTCCACCCACAGGGCACACTATATTAAGTATTTGCAGATCCGTCCTTTGTGCGGCATCTACAGATGTCTGCAGATCGGTCTTTGCGGTAGTTAAATCTGAATCTAGATTTGAAAGCTGAGTAATGACCTCATTGATCTTACCTGCTATATTCTTCAGATTATCATCCATCTGAGTGAACGTCATTGGACTTCCAGACAGATCACGGGTAATAACTTGAGCGTTATTTGCTGGCGTAGTGTGTGCGCCACCCGTCAGCTTATCTAACTTATCTGGCTCGGTATAAGACATGACCAAATGATACTGATATGGGTTTTACAGTCAAGTTCCGATCCTATTGGCTATAGCGTTTATTGTGTCAATTAGCCTAGACCAGTAATTAGAAAGCTCCTGCTGGTACTCATCCACACCCTCTGGGTCTAATTGCCTTATGCCCTCGGGTAGCCTTGGCAACTCCTGTATGTCAGAAGGCACGATAGGAGCTTGGGTGGTTGGAGTGGACTTAGCTAGAGGCATTTATAAATCCCCCTTGCCCGATTACTTGGTGTGCGGATTTGTCAAATATTCCAGCAACCTCTAATGTCTTTCCGATATATCTAAATTGCGCATTCCCTGTTACCTCAATCCTATCTTGGAACAACGGCGCTCTTAGGTACAAAGGTATGGCATTTTCGTCAGATAAGTCCGTAAGTTCTATGGACTGTATATCTTCATCCTCTCCAAAGGCATACCTTTTGCTTGAGTCTGAGGCCGATGTGTAGGCTGTATAGACTATCAACTTCACCAATGGCAAGTTATTATTTATGCTGGGTATGTCTGATGCGTGCAAGATGTAAGTCCTTAAGTCCTTGTCATTGAAAGTGTCACCAAATGAATACAGTCCACTTTCAAGTATGGAGGTGTAGTCGTAATAGTTTTCGCCTACTTGCCTAGTATATACTCTATGGGGCTGACCTGTTCCTACTGGCGTCATCCATCCGTATCTGGTTATCATATGCCCGCTACTTTGAGCTGCATTAAAAGTAGACTGACCTTCATAGATGTTCCCTTGAATCCTATGGGCCATAAGGAATATTTGTTCGACTCTCTCGTTGGTTTCTGGAAGCGCAGATGTATTGGGTGCTGTTGTTGCTGTTGCCGCTGTAAGCACGGCATCCATCTCTGATACAGTCCCATTGATATAATCAAAGCAAATTGTGTTATTAAGAGTACACAGGAAGTATTCTTTTGTTAAAGGATTCTCTGCTGCAAATATCTTCTCGGACTCCTCATATGATACATCCTCCCAGAAGGTTGTTCCGTAGCTTAGCTCGGCAGATAATGCTGGTTCTGGCTGAGACATAGAGACCTTGTATATCCCATGCGTGCCAGAGTATATATGTACTCTATTTTGTACATTTATAATGCTATTCCTAAAACTAGGAACGGATTTACCGATGTATCTGGTTCTAAAGGTAAATGGTGTTGCCACCTTGCCTGTCTGAGAGATTGTAAAGTAACCTCCCTCACGATAGCAAGCCAAGCTATCTGACATGGTTTCCATCTTGATTATCGCACTTCCATCCTCTTGCCAATCTTGATATCCAGAGCCTAAGTCGAAATCGTATACATATGCGTCACCAAGCTGAACCGATCTTGATATGAAAGCATTCTCATTAGTGGTAGATGCGTGTGCATTCAACCTAAACTGCTTATTCATCCAATTCCTTGGCTTCCACTTAAAGAATCCGTTGCCTAAGTAAAAGCTATCTTGGTAATAACCAAACCATTCCCATTGAGGGTTAGCGATCGGACTGAACGATGCATCCAAATACCTATAAATCCAATCGCCAGACAAGTAAAATAAACCAAGATCCCACGATCCTGTTTCTCTCGTCTTCAAGATCCAGCCTCCGGATATACTCTCAGTACCTTCAAGGATATTGTTGACTGGATCTTCGTAGGGCTCGAACTCAGCAGTAGTCTGGGGTTCGGCCTCAATAGTCAATGTAGTTGAAGTTGTGCTAAACTCAGTAACCTCAAAGCTAGAACCTCCTGCTGGAACTAAGTAAATAATTCCAGATTCCGTGTCACAGAATGCAGATATATATGGATTAAAATTGGTGTTTATAAAATCTGTAACAGCCTTAACTATGGGGTTTATTCCAGCCAAAAGCTCGCTTGCGGTCGCAGTCGCTGGTACAGGAAGTCCCGTGCTAGATGGAAGTGTCATGGTTGCTCCGTACCCAAGAGGCTGCGGACTAAAGCTTGCATTGGTAAATTCGGTCACAAACGTAAGGGTTCCGCCCTGAACAGAGCCACTAAGCCTGTACGCAATTGCATCGCCTTTATAAATCCTATTAAGCTCTATATTGTCTCCCTCACTCTTGGGCTCAAAGGTAATATAGTTCCTGAGATAAGTATGCTCGTAAGCAAATGACTCTATGTACCTGCCTGTTGAGGATGAGGTTATGATGGATTCATGTAGTCCCTCGCAGAACACTGACCCTAATAACCTCCAATCTGGAGAGCTGCCAAATAAAGCAGACTTGTTATTATCGCTAAAATACTGACCAAAATCAAAGTAATGCGTAACTGTCTTCTCCGCAGTCGTGCCCTTGTTGATAATAAACTCAAGGTAATATGTATGAATAGTAAATGGCTTACCTGACACCGCTGCGGTTGGCATTCCTAAGAGGCTTGACGCTACATATAAAAGTTCGTAAGGCCCATTTACTGCCTCCACCTTTACTGGCTTGCTGAGAGTGAATGCCTCGTCTGGCACCTCTGTACTATCTTCGCCATGTAACTCTGCGTAAGCTTCTCTTATCTCCTGCTGTGTTGCGCCCCCTCTACTGTTCTCAACTATTGTGGAGACTTCTATATCGCCCTGTGCGTCATCGTCTGATACTGTTGTTTTAAATGCAACACCTGCTGTTTTAGCCGTAAGTGTTATTCCGTTATTTGATGCCTCTGCATTTACAACCTCTGAGCTTTCATTTATTAAGTTTGCAAGGCTGAAGGAAATCTCTCCTGCGGATGGATTTGCACTAAGTTCCTCTGTGGTGTCTAAGCTATATGACTCCCTATCTACTACTACACTATATGTAGCAAACTCGTATGCACTTAAGGCAGAAGTAGCTAATGACTGAGTTGTTGCTGTTCCGCCCGATTGGGTCTCTACTCTAATTTCAAATGTGTTGGCATCTATGTATCTAACTATGTGATTTCTGTTGATCTCTGCAGCAGGAATCCCGTCTAAATCGGATGCACCTTGAATAGTTACGATCTCTCCGCTCTCTAGGGTGTGCGCTACCACTTGAGAGGAACCGTCCTTTAGTTCCACCTTAATATTCCTTGTCGCAGTGGCGTCCACGCTTATATCTACGCCAGTTACTGTTGAAGGAAGGGTTAATACCGAAGAGTTTGATACACCATCATGTTTAGTGACGCGAATTGAATCCTTTTGTGCTGTAGCACCCTCAAGGACTTTTTCGTATTCCGATATTAAGTCTGGCTTGATTATGCTCATGCCAACTATATTACTGAGAATATCTACAGTTACTGATGTAGGTGGAGGAGCAATTGTGATTGATAAATTTTCTGCAGTTGAATATGTAGGCTCTCCATCATACTCAATTCCGACTACCCTACCTCCTGCAGAAATTACAGATACAACATTGGTAATTCCACTAACCCCAGCTATTGTGACCGCAGGAGCAGATGCGTATCCAATTCCACCATCAGTTATAGTGATGCCGATATTTCCAGTATTCTTTTCGCCCGTAGCTTTAGCTTGCCTAACATTCGATGTCACCAAAGTGAACCTATCCTCGGGACTTGTGTCTGGGAGAGCTACATAGTATTCCTCTCCAACATCTGGCCCTCGACCAGAATCTATAGCTGTCACACGGATTTTATCTCCATGACTCAGGCCATGGTTTTCCTTAGTGAAAACATCAGACCCAATGTCTCCAGTTATGCCATTTATGGCAACATTACCAGAAGTAGCAATAGCTAGCTTATCTCCACTAACCCCAGCACCAGAAACATAAACTGTAGAGCCCTTTTTGATTGTGGCTATATTGCCTGCAGTATCTTGATTTCCATCTAGAACAAAAACATTACTGTCTTTCTCTATTGACCCAGAAAGCGATTGATTAAATAGCCAAGGCTCCCCATATGCAGACCAAAGTATCGAATATTGATTCCTGCTTGTCCTTATTTGCGTCCCATGAAGTGGCATATCATATACGCAACCATATTCGCCCTGAGGAGACGAAGAAAGCAAATCCCTGCCCTCGTCTATCTCCATGATGTCCGCACAAACCAACCTTCCATCATAGGATTGTATTGTGCCTACAGAAGCTACTCCATTTTCTCTCAACCCTCTAAGTGACTCAGCCTTACTCCAGTCACTTCTATATACCAAAGGAAGGTCGTATCCATTATTGAATATTACATAACCGCTTACCTCCACGCATTCCCATCTCCTAATGATATTATCACTGTCCTCGTCAATATGATGAAGTCCGCTTGCTATAACAGTCCATCCCTCGGATGAAGATGACTCCTCAAAATAGTTAGATTCAATATAATCTACATTGAATATTTGGACCTCAGTATTTATTTCTATATCTTCGCCACCATTAAGAATCTCGTATCCAACTATTTCACCATTAGAAATTAATGCCTCCGCACTAAAGTCTGTGCCATATATGCTTAATGTAGCATATTCGTAACCGCTCCCCCCATTGGTAATAGCTAACTCCCTAACAACATCGTCTTTATTGACAGTAGTTATGCCATTGGGTCCAATAAAAGAATCATTTATCGTTATGGTGTCAGACACTACGATTGTAGCTCCCGTGGGGGATACCATATATGATGATCCAGTTACTGGTACATATGCAAATAGCTCGCCACCTCTTGCCCCAACAAGCCGAGCAGTGCCTTCGTGATCCGTGTACTCATGAAGCAGGCTAACTGCACCCACATTGAATGGGTCTCCACCCATCTCATGTGCGTTAGGGAGAAGGTCCCAGCCCTCTCGTCTTATCTCAGAGTCTAGATCCCGCCTAAAGTTTAGCTTGTTGGCGTAATTAGATATGTCTACCGTGGCATCTGCGGCTCGCTTTGATAGCTTACCGCCATTCGATGGCCTTACGGTCTTGTGGACATATCTCTTTTTTGCCATTGAAGCATTACTTCTTAGCTCTCTTCGCTGGTGGTTTTTCCTCTGCCTCAGACTTGGATTGCTCCATGTCTTGCAGGAGTGCCAAAGCGCCGATTACTCTCTGTTCTTGAGTGCTTAGTGCTTTGAGCTGATCCTGTGTTTGGCGGAGTAGTCCCTCCAGTTCTTGTTTTTTTTCCGTAACTTCGTCCTTAGTCATTAGGTCTTTATCTTTAGTGTTCCTGAGTCCTCATAGATCGCACCAACTGGCAAGCTTGATAGCACACTAGCAGGTGGGATATCTGGGTGTCTAAAAATGATGTATTGTGTGGAGCTTATCGTCTGCCTGTGAGTCTCAAAACAAGTATATCCAGTCGAGCCGTTATCATCAATCGTGCCTACACTAAAGCTGTCGCTGTTTGCGCTTATATTGTAGATGCCCCTATTGGTGGACGCTCCAGTATCTATTAACTGTAGGGTGGATGAGTTTGCTGCCTTTAGTATTACAGTAGCGTTTTCTGGTGAATTTGTAGATGTCTGCTCAAAAAGAGCCAGAACATATCCATCATCATCCTTAACGTATAAATCTCCGTTTACGGTCAACTTGTATGCCGCACCAGCAGAGGTGGTTGTGTGCGGAGCGCCCCCAATACCTACATGCCCTGTGGCGTGGTCAATCTCCATGAAGTTATGCTCCAAGCTATCAGAGGAGTCATATATCTGAAAGTGAGTATTGCCACCTGTGGTGCTGATAGTAAATCTGGGGTGCGTGGATGATCCCGATTCAGTTAGGTCTAGACGAGCGCCATCGGGGCCTTCTGCCGTAAACTGACCTCTGCCGTCCGAAGCAAAGGCTTCTGCCCAAACAGTTGAATTGCCGGTATCGGCTTTAAGATATAACTCCGCGCCGCCGCCCGGATTTGTAATATATTGATTCCCGTAAACTGTTAGCTCCCAACCTGCTTGTGCCGCACCGCCAATACCTACAGCGTCTTTGCCAGCATCGACGTAAAGCATGTTTGCGTTACCGCCAGACTCTACTCGAAAATCAATGCCTGATTCGCTAGTTTCGTTTATGACGACACTTCCAGTTGCGAGATCAATATCTATGACATCGTGAACCTTAGATTCCGTATTGTCATATATGTCGAAAGCAACTGTGTCACCTGCGTTCATGATGGTGAACCTGTCGTTGTTTCCTGACGCATTATCGTCTTGCATGTCTATCTTGGCTCCGCCGCCACCCTGCATATATATCTGACCATAGCCTGTGGTGTGGCCAGATTTTACATGAACGATAGAGGTATCGGTGCCACTATAAATGTAGGCCTCCGTGCTGCCATCACTATTGTCTACTCTGAATTGGCCATTTACCTTAAGGTCGTAGGCACCTGTGTCTGCATCGCCATTAATGCCTACGTTACCTGTGGAGTTGTTGATAGTGATTGCCTGATTCCAGCCCCCTGAGCTTGTGCCATCGTAGTCGTATGTTCTGAAGAGAATATTATCGCCATTGTTCTTCAGGGAGAAAGCGTTATTTGTTGTCTGGCCTGTGTCCCTAATGAGAAAGAAACCTTCCGTGGTCCCAGTGCCAGTGCTGTCGAAATCCATTACCAAAGAGGTAGTATCTCCGACCACATCAATCCTAGCTGAAGAGCCAGAACCAGTATCCTCCACAATTAGCTCAGTTCCCCCACTAGCTGAGGTAAGCTTTGTGTTGCCTGTTACTGTAAGCTCGTATGCTGAGATGGATGTGCTAGTATCTGCAGCTCCACCGATGCCTACGTTGCCTGTGGCGTTGTGGATGGTTAAGGCAGTACCAGAACCCGCAGTGTGGCCGTTGGTGGTATCGTAATTGTAGACTATAAAATCCGATGTTGTGCCAGTATTCCTTATATTAAGGCTGTTATTGGTGGACCCCACTGTTGCCGCTGTCGTGGTAAGGAACATCTCTGCTTGACCGCTAGTTCGTGTGTAAGCGTGAAGCAGCGTGCCCGTAGTTCCATCAAGTGTTACCTTTGAAGCTGCGGACGGGTCTTGTACATAGAGCTCCGTATCGGTTCCTGAGTTATCTCCGAGAAGCCATTGACTGCCGTACAGCTTTAGCTCCCAGTTGCCTGTAGATGCAGCTCCACCGATTCCTACTCCATCACTGCTTGCATCTACGTGCAGGGCATGTGTATTCCCATCTGACTCTACTCGGAAGTCATGGGCTGCATCGCCTGACTCATTAACTACAACATTGCGGTCAAGGAAGTTAGTCGTAGGAACAAGCTCCGTGAGCATGGACTCAAATTGAGTCTTAGGTATGGAGTTTGGTACGGCTGTGGCACTACCGCTGTTAGTAGTCCAGTCCGTAACTGTCGTATTGAAGTTAAGAGTGGCCATGGGGCAGAGTGGTTATGTATTAAGCTACTGTGTACTTGAGGTCGCCAGCACTGAAGGTTAGCGTGGTGTTATTACCTACGGCCGTACTCGATGCTAACGGGCAAGCGATAAGAGGGAACGTATCGGTTCCATCGTCATAGTAAATAATGGCATATGTTATAGTTCCCCAGCTGCCAGTAGCTTGAGGAAAGCTTATGTCATACTCATTCTCCCATGAGCCATCGGTGCCAGATGTCGGCGTGATCTCAATACTGCTGGAGCCGCCATTGGTGCTGCTATTGACTCTGGAATAGTTATTCCCACTGGGCTCAGTAAAGGTGGTGAAGCGAGCGCCTAGTGAGCTGTCTGTTGCCAAAGCAATGTAGACATATCCAGATGACCAGTTGCTGTAAACATCAGCCAAGCTGGAAACATTGCTGAAAGAGTGATTCGTGCTAGCCTCACTGGTTTGTCCATTGATGTAGTCGCCGATAAGGTCTTCAAGTTGTGCGGATGCGTGTGCCATGATAAAATAAGATTAGGTTGTGGTTAGTATGTGGAAAAAATATGCCTTCTGTTTAATAGTGTCAAGGGGTATCTTCCTCGGTGTACCAACCTCCGCTGGGGTCATTGAGTATCGATAGTATCTCGGAGTGGCTGTATCCAGTCTTACCAGAAAGGAACGATGGAGTGGCGCCCTCGTATTTTACGAAGGTCTGGGTCTTGTCGTTATTCCACCGCAAGGTGCTTTGGCTGGACTCAAGTACCTGCTCGAAATTAATATTAGTCGCCTCGTCGGCGGTTAAGATTACATATGTTCTACTCATGGTGTATCCGTGCTAAATGTGACTCCATTCTTAAGGTCAGCCGTGTTGTTATTTATTGAGTTATCCAATACACTTCCAGTGCTGCCGTTCACTGAGTTGTTCTCGAAACGCCAGTATCCAACCAAGTTGTCCTTCGATGCGTAGTTGCCTGAGTTAACAGATAAATCAATAGGTGTGCCACTGTTGTATACGGCCTCAACCTCTGATGAGGTTAGCGCCTCACTCCAGATGGCGTATTCATCTACATAACCATCAAGGTGATGGCTTGTTATGTACTTACCTACATTATGGTAATTCCCGCCACCAAATCCAGTTCCTAAGCTACTATGGGTCTTGGAGTCAGAGTTGGTGCCATTTACATATAGCGTAACAGTCGTGCCAGAGCGAACCACGCATACATTGTACCAAATTCCAGTAGAGGTCGTTATATTTACATGTGGATACTGGTTGGTCCATGTACCACCTTCACTGGCCCACAATTTAAAGCCTGCCGAGCTTGCTAGGTAGTTCAAGCGCATCATGCCGTTACTGGTATTAGAGTCGCCCATGTACCAGAAGATTTGATTGGCCGATGAATTAGCCTTAACCCACATAGACATGGTAAAATCATTAGTGCCAATCTCGCTACTTGGGTCAAATGCGACTGCGTCTATGTAAGTGTTAGCCCCATCTAGAGAAACGCTGTAGTTATTTGACCAAACTGGACTAGATGTGGAAAATAGTATCCCGTTTCTAGTGGTTCCAGTTCTTCCGTTTCCAGAGGAATCTACTATTGTTCCACCATCTCCAGATACGCTATTATCCTCAAATCGCCAATACCCCTGCAGTATTCCAGAAGAACTATAATCTCCCGTGTCCGATGTAAGGTCGAATGCTTTTCCGCTGTTGTAAATCTCGGCTATTTCGGCGGCGGTCAGTACGCCTCCAGTTCCTCCCGATCCAGTTCCACTCCATATGGCAACCTCGTCAATCAGGCCGTGATATGATGGGAATGCACTCGTACTCACAAAAGCCCCAATCGCAGTTGCACTAGCCGTGCTTGTGCCAAAGTCCACCCCCCAGTGCAAGCTGGTTTGCGTGCCTTGCAAGATACCATCGACATACAATTTAGCGGTTGTGCCTGTTCTGGTATATGCGACATGATACCACCTCCCCGTTACTGCTGCTGGGCCAGTAATTGAAGTCAAGGACCCGCTCGATCCTAATCTTCCGTAAACTTGTATTTTTTTGGTCCCCGAAACATCCTTAAGTCGCAGTCCGATGTACTCAGAGCTGCTTGCTGAAGAGCCCATATGAAGTGCATACTGGTTACTGCTTACACTACTAAAGTTAAGCCACATGCTAACTGTAAAGTCATTGGTGCCGATTATTGTGTGGGCGTTGAAGCTCATAGCTCTATGTAGTCATCTGATCCATCTAGCTGGATACTATAGTTATTACTAAACGAGGATGATGTTGCCGTACCAGTAGCAGAGCCTCCTATGACTATGTTTCCAGTTGCCGTTCCAGATACTCCTGTGCCTAGGGTTGCTGTGGCACTACCGCCAACTATTATGTTGCCTGTCGCTGCGACAACGGCAGTTGAACTACCTACTGGAACGCTACTACTAAACTGAATTCCGTTCTTCAAGCTGGCAGAATTGCCCTGCCCTGAGTGATCTATGACTGTGCCCGTGCTACCATTTACAGTGTTATCCTCGAACCTCCAGTAACCCTGTAGGTCTGTTGACCTGTCAGTATTATAAGAACTGGAGTCAGTCAAGTCATTGGGCTCACCACTATTGTATATTGAACTAACGTCACTAGAGGATAGCGTTACATCCCATACGGCCACCTCGTCCAATAGACCCCCAACTGACCCCTGCACGGCTGAGCTAATGACTCGACCTCCAATTGCTAGGTCTTGTTGGGGTGCAGTGGAGCTTACGGAGCCTAGTGAGGTTGTGCCTATCGGTGTAGTGTTTCCGTCTAGGTATATAGACAATGTTCCATTGGCTCCCGATGATGTAACCACAATGTGATGCCAGTCGTTATCCGATATTGCGTTTTGTACATTAATATTTACTGCGCTACCTGACCAAGAGTGTACCTTTATTGATTTAGTGGCACCTTGGGACGAGCGATTGTCGTACCAAATTTGGATTCCTTTATAAGTTCCTGTGTAGTTGTTTGCCAGCAGTACCTGAGCTGCATTTGCCAAGTAATTATCGAGCTTAAACCAAATGCTGGCGCTATATGTTAGGGTAGATGTAAGGAAATCATAAGTGCCAGCAGATAGTGATCCAACAACAGGTGCGTAGTCATTGGCCCCATCTAGCTGAATCGCATAGTTATTGCTGTATGGTGTAGATGCTGTTGCTGTAGCACTACCGCCAACTATTATGTTGCCCGTGGCTGTAGCATTAGTTGTGGATGAACCCATGGAGGTTACGCCAGACGCTGAGCCACCTATGACAATATTACCTGTAGCAACCCCATTGGCTGTAGATGATGTTGCCGTTGTTGCGGTTGCGCTACCGCCAATTAATATGTTACCTGTGGCCGAAGGATTAACTACTGTGCTAGTTGCTGTAGACGCTGTAGCCGAGCCACCAATTACTATATTGCCTGTTGCGCTATATGAAGTAGGAGCACCACATGGCATCGGGAATGAGACAGGGAAATTGAGAGGCCAGCAGGTTGAGGATGGAGTTGCGGAACTTCCACCAATTACAATATTACCAGCTGCGGATGCTGTCTGGGTTATGCCTACACTTGATGTAGCTGATCCACCTATAGATATATTTCCAGTTGCAGACACTGTCTGAGCTATGCTTGTGCTTGCTGTAGCTGATCCACCCACAGCAACATTACCAGTTGCGGATGCGCTTACCGATACTGATGTGGATGAGGTTGCAGATCCAGTAATGGATATGTCGCCAGTTGCGGATGCCGTCTGCGTTATACTGGTTGATGATGTAGCTGATCCACCGATAGCTATATTGCCAGTTGCACTTGCAGGCGCAGATATGGATACACTAGTTGCCGCAGAACCAGATATAGCGATATTGCCAGTTGCGGAACCTGTTGCACTAATATTAATGGATGGAGCTGACGATGAGCCTCCGATAACTATGTTTCCAGTTGCGCTTGCTGGCGCAGAAACAGAAGTCAATGCGGTTGAGCTTCCGCCTATAACCACACTACCAGTTGCGCTTGCTGGAGCAGAAATAGAAGTAGATGCGGTTGCTGCACCAGTTATAACTACTGTTGCTGTTGCTTGCTCTTCTTCCTCTAATAATAAAGTCGCTGTTGCTGATCCACCTACGCCAATATTACCTTGGGCTACTCCATTTTGTATATTAGATATACTAGCGTCAGCGGAACCACCTATGGCAATTCCCCCAGATGCTACAGCTAAAGCTATCCCTACTGGCGTAAAGCGATAGCTATTTATTATATGGATAGCCACAGGAACTACTTCCTCATGGACTTCTTGCCCCTACATTTCCACTTCTTTCTGGAAAGGTCATTAGGGCAAGGTGGGTTCTTGCACTTCTTAATCTTGGCAGAGCGTGCACAGTATGCATCGCCCTTCTTGGTGCCCGGACGGATTCTATCTCCTCCGCCCTTGGCTTTGCCTGCTTGGCCATAAGAAACCTTACGAGTTCTTCCCGTCTTAGGGTTCCTTACAACCTTGGTAAATCTTTTGCCCTTTGCGGGCTTCTTTGTCTTCCTCTTGGCCATTATCCTGTGCAGGTTATAAGAGTATTTGTGGTTCCTAGAGGGAAGGTTATCGGGAAGGCTATGGTTCCACCTTGGAGATTAATTGAGCAGGTTCCGACATATCCGACGAGTGTCACCTTTAGACCAGATGCTCCAGTTGGTGCTGATAAAACATTCACCTTAACCTCGGAGTCCATGGTTATAGGTACTGGTGAGCTGTTTTGCCCAATAAGGAATGTGGATGGAACTCCTGCTTGATATGTAGTAGTGGAACCTGCTGCGATTTCTACTTGATCGGTTATTGCTGTTCCGTCTACTAAAACCTTAAGCTCGACAGGACTTGATGCCGTATTTGTTACAAGTGATGCCCTTACCTCTGTGCAAGTAAATCCATAAGGCATTCTAAATGTGGACTTTACGCCAGTACCTATGTCTCCTGTTTCTGATGAACAGGCAAAAATAAAGCTATCTAGTATAGTAGTTGCCTCAAGAGTTGATATCCTCGTTTCGTGCGCGGCAATCTCTGTGTTAGTTGTCGCAATCTCTGAGTTTAAATTGTTGGTCAGATTTGTTATATCTGTCCTTAAATCTGCAATGTCAGTATCATTAGACTGCAGTTGCGATCTAGTTGACTCAGCATATGTCTCTATCGCCTGAAGAGCCGCCTTTACTGTAGATGTATCACTAAAGATTGATCCAGTAAACTCGCCGAGGTTAGTGGCATTCGCAGAAGTCCCCAGCAAGTTATGTATATTTGCAAGCTGTGTCGTGTGGGAGCTGCTTGTAGTCTCTAAGGTGGTTATTCTTGATCCATGCGAATCTACGGTATTCTCAAGTATAGTGATCCTTGATGAATTGGAGCTTATCGCCGCAGTGTTGGCATTAATGAGTATAAGAAGCTCTGCCTTAACAGCCTCAAGCTCGCTCAGTAATGCGAATGAATCTACAAGGGTAGCCCACTGACTTTCTGTGGGTCTATCTCCATACTGCAGGTATGATTTTAGAGTCTCTCTATTTGCCATCAGGATATCCTCATTGCTCCGACTGATGTACCAGAACTGCTGCTTTGCGGGCGCGGATCTGCTATGTCGGCAAGTTTATAGTCCCTTCGCTCACGATAGATTTGCTGGCGCTCTTTCTGGTACTGCGTTAAGTGGGACTTGTACATATTTAAATCCTTATCGACCTCCCTAGCGAGGTGAGCCTTTACGTATTCCGCAACTGCTTTCGCCTCTGGGTGGTCAAATAAAACATATTCAGCATCCTTTTCCGTAGTACCAAAATACTTTTCTGTCGCCCCAGATAGCTCATTAAACTGAGACTCTCCTTCGGTATGTATAAGAAGCTTCTCGTCTTCCGCAAGCTTTGGGGCTAAAACAAATCCATCATTGCCGAATGCAACTCCCTGCACTCTTGTTGTCCCATCCAATAGTGGATACCTAGCCTCCCAGTCGTAAATATGTATCGCCCGATAAAGGCTATTCTTAAGGCTGTTTGCCGCAGTAGGATACCTCCTTATTCTTGCAGATGTTATTTTGCTGTTCGTCTGATTGTAGCTACCCTCCTGCGCCCCATCGTTTGTATCGCTCAAGACATTGACCAATACCCACCTTGATGTGTCCGTCAATGGGTCAGAGCCAACTGCTGGGGGGTCGGTAAGGTAGGCAGTAGTGCCTGTCTCGGCTTCAGATGCAGTAGGCTGTCTGCTAACAGCTTGGTAGACTGGTGCTCCAAACTTAGTGTTTCCGTATGCAATCTGGTAATCTAAATCTTCTTCTCTTTTTCGTCTAACTACCATATCCCCAACTGCAAATTGCACGGTATTTAACCACTCCTTTACACCAGTAGCTGTAGAGTAGGCTATTATGTCGGTGGTCTTAAGCTCAGGAACATGTCTCTGTAAATCTATAAGGGATGCCCTAGCCAACTGATTGATGTAGTTTTGTATACCCCGACCCTTCCGCTGGGAGTCAACCAGTAGATATGTCCTAAATGTCGTCTTGAATTCTCCCCAGTTCATCTTTTCTTAGAAGGTATTGCGTAAAAGCCTACTACCATAAACATCAAATCAATAAATGACATCAATAGCAAGCCTCCAGTTAGCTTTACAACATGGAATTCCTTGGCTGGCCCAAAGATAAATGCAAGTATGCCTCCGTCTGTTCCTGACTTGGGCATGATTACATCGTACTCAATACTAGGATTCATTGCATAGTACATGAGTAAGAAACAGTATGTGAAGGTTAGGCTCATAAATAATATGCGCCTTGTGACTTTTACGAAAGGATCTTTAGAGTTGTCCTTCTGTTGTTGCACCGCCGCATCGAACATCTGCTTGTCCCGTGCGGCGATTATACGCTGTTGCTCTTCCTTTTGAGCCAACCATCCATTTACAACATTAGCGCCCAACTTAATGCCAGCGCCAATCATTGTGTTCATTATCGGTCCAGATAACATTTAACCCTCCCTATCTAATAGTTTATCCAACTTTTGCTCTATACTGTCGAGCCGCTGGAAAATACTCTTACTCCTTTCCCTTAGGCCCGACACGTCCTTTTCCAATTCATTAATCCTGTCTTCGTTTTTTTGAATGGCCTCAAATCCCATCTTGATGGTAAATCCGAGAACACCTACCAATACTCCAGTAAGTATCTGTACCCCAAGCATTGTAGTTTCGTTCATTCCCCAACTATAAGTAAGTCACTTGCGGCTTCGCCTACTTCAGCCACCACATGGTTTGCATGTATTGGCCTTGTTGCGTCCATTTGTGAGGTTACGAAGACTCCAGTTTCCGACTTGGCGTTTTTTTTTAAAGTCTGGTACTCTTCTTCTGTGATTTCCGTAATCTGCGGGTAGGCCAATGCCGCTTTTGCGATATCGTCTCCCACTCGGGCGAACCCTTTCCAAGTGCGCCCATCTAAAAAGGTTTCGAACTTTAGTCCCTTTATGCCAAACTGAGCATTGGCCTTCTCTGTAAATATGTATGCCATTACGATTTAGTCCCCAGAAGGGGAGAGCCACTATGCTAGCAGCTCTCCCCCATTTTGGGACTAGGTTACGGGATGGAAGATTATGAGGATGAATCAGTATCCTGAGATCCAGTACCTTGACCAGTACCGCCTGCGTCAGCATCAGTCGAGTCGGCCTCAAAGCCTTCAAGAACTGGAGCGGTGTAGGTTAAGCTACCAGAGGAACTGTAGATACCATCAGTAGTGCTAGCTGAAGTTCCAGTCATGGCATCATACTGATTAGGACCTTTAGCGGTCACACGGACATCCTCAGCGAAGTTCTCAATAATGAGGTGGCGGTGAGGGCGATCAACCATGGTTGTCCATTTGGTTGAACGCAAGCTGTATTCGCGCTCTACTGAATCCATGCGGCAACGATACAAACGATCAACTTCAACATTGGGGCTCTTGCGGGTAACCGAGTTGGTTCCAGCAATACCAATTTTGATGTCAGACCAATCCAAGAGCCATAGCGCACGATTGCGGCTGGTAGCTCCTACATTATCGTATACACCACCTGTTATTCCGCTTGTAACATTCAAGATGTCATCGAAGAATGGGTCGTGGAATACTGCCAACTGAACATTTACTTCAGGAATGTCGTAGATGTTGTAGTTGAATAGGATAATTCCGTCATGGGTGATTTTTTGTCCAATCTGAGCCTGACGAGTAACATCCCAACTATACTTAGTTTTGTAGTAGTTGTTCATCGCCTCAAAGATGAGGTTGGATGTGATGCGGTCAGTCATGCAGTCGATAACGCTTACGCGGTCACCGTCTTGCTCACGATTGCGCTTCAAGTAGTACAGGTCACCGAATAGTGAGTCTAGGTTGAGCGGGTTGCCCAAGTTGTCCTTAACTCGGTTGCCTTCATACAGTAGGGTCTTGATTCCAAGTGCATTCGACTTGTACTCCAAGTGACAACTACTGTCTTCTGGGTCGGTAACTGCAGGCAGATTCATGTACTTCTCAGGCTGTTGCTCTGCATTGATAGCTTGATTGTACCATGTTGCACGGGTCCATTGGTCTTGTGAGACTTGGGCCGCAATGCGGTTTTGTTCTGCCAGCGGGTTGTACACCATGCTGTTTAAGAATGGATTGACCTTGCCATCCATGATCTTGGCGAGTGTTTCCTTGTACTCTTGATTGACAATGCGAGATTCGCGTGTCGTTTGGAGCCAGTTGACAATCAGACGCATCGACAGATCAGTAGGCTGATTGTAACACCATGCCTCATAGTCGTTTACGTTGTTTGCAACTGTTTGGAGAACACCACCAGTTGGACGATAGTGATCATATACAGCCGATCCAATTCCAGCAGCAGGAACGTCACGTCCTTGAGGGCGAAGAACTACATATGCCTCAGTGTTACTAGAGCCTTGCTTGGCACCAACAACTTCAAACTGTGAGTCATAAGCATCTCCACCTGTGCGCCAGCCAGATACAACTACGTATGAGCCCGGAAGGAAATAACGCTCGATGTTGGTTAGATCGGTTTTCCAATCGGAATTGCCCATTGTTACCGTTACTCTCCAGTCTCCTGTTGCAAGTGCGCCGTTGCTATTGCCGTGCTCGCCTTGACCAGTTGTACTTGGAGCCGACAAGGCTTTATAGGTGCTAAGGTCGGTTGTATTGGTTCCTGAGCCTGTAGCTTCGCCTGCCGTTACTACAAAGTAGTTAGCATTGATAACACTCTTCTGCCTACGCTGAATGTAGGGAAGAATGATGGACTGTTCTGCCACGTTGACCTTATTAATCAGTGGCTTGATGTTGGTGATAGATGAAGTAAGGAGTGTGGTGAGTCCTCGCTCCTCAACGCCTAAAGCTTTTGCTTCGGCAGCGTTTGCTATCACGCGAGCAAGGTCCGTTTCCTTATTGGCTAAAGCCGCAAATTCATTCGGGGTCAGACCCTTGACCTGTGCTCGGGTTAGGGTGCATCCGGTACTGGAGTCAACCTTCACGATGCGAGGTAGACTACCGCCTTTTACCAGACCACCATCGGTTGTATTCTCTGATACGGGTGTTGATGATAGTGCCATAATATTTTTTGGTTATGGTTTTGGGTTCGGCCTCTAATAGATAATATGTATCAAGAGGGAACAAACGATTTTCTCGTTTTTTGCAAAAAAAAGACCATAAACCCCAAAAAAGGCTTATGGTCTAATACCTAAAAGCTAGTTTTAGGATCACATACCTAATAGAGATAATGGGGAAACTGTAGTGTCATTTGCCTGTGGAGCAGGGGTACCTCCTGTCCTTGGAGCAACACGAGTTGGGGGCGGTGCTGGGGGCTGCACCTGTGTCTGTTGCTGGGTTTGAGGAGCTTGCCCGTAGGCAGACATTTTATCTCGGTGCTGCTGTAAAGCTTGGTCCATAGACTCTTTCGCCCTAGCATACATAATCTGTATCAACTGGTCTTCACCCCATGTCCAATACTTATCGCGCTGTTGCTGGGGAAGAGATAGCCACCTTTCCCTTCTCATAAAGGGTCGCCCAGACTGATCCTTTGTTTGGCCAGTTTGAATAAATACTTCCTCCTCTTGCCTAATCCAATCAGAAAGCTCTGCATGTACCTGATTTTGAGGATTATATCTTTCTACGCCAGAGGTTACATCAATCAACTTCTGGGCATAAGTCGCTGCATTGGTAACTGCTGTATCTATAATCTCATACTCAAAAGGCATGGATTTCTGCACATTTTCAGCACCATTCTCTTGAATGGATTTGGCAATGTCCTCTGGGATGATAGAGGAAACTGCGGCTGTAGCCTGTTCCTTCTTGGCATTGACCTGTGGTAAAACCTTAGCTATAGCGGCCTCTCGCTCTTGGGCGGCTATTCTTGGAGCAAGCTTCTGATAAGCTGCCTTTTCTGCCCTTTCAGCAACCATATCCATTTCTGCTTCACGTAAATCCTGAGTGGATATATCTGGCCTATTTCTAGCAACAAATGATTGATAATCTGGATCATCCGATAAATCAATATCGGGCTCATCCTGAAGGCGCTTCTCTATGTAGTCTTTATTCTTCTTAAAGAAATCAACGAGCCTAGCGTCCTCGCCATTGCCAGTCTTATTGGCCACCCTGCGAACGACTTCAAGGTGCTGCTTCTCCTCAGGCAATAACTCATCAATAAATGGGTCCTCTACTGGAGTTTCATACTGTTGGCTGGCTGGCTGTTCCAACTCAGGCACTTCAGGGTCAATAATCTCCTTCTTATGTATGCGCTTAACCTTCTTCTTAGGCTCTTCCTCTTCAGTAGGCTGCTGCTGAGTTTGTTGAGGTTGCGACTGCTCAGGGTCTAAATCAACGCCATCCTCCTCGGCGGCGGCATACAGAGAATCAAAAAGATTTGCCCCAGCTGTACCTAAGCTTTCCTCCTCCTGCACATCTTCTTGTGCCTCGGAGACTTCTTGTGTTTCGAGTTCCTCTCCCGTATCCGTTTCCATTTTCTACTGTGGTGGTTGTGGTTGTTCTTGTGGTGGCTGACCCTCTTGAGGAGGAGGTGGCGCTGTCCCCGTTGCCCCCTCCACGTTACCTACTCTGGTATTGAGGTCTCCAATTAACTGTAGAACCTGTGGCATTTGTTGCTGTAAGGCATCTACAAATTGCTCACGCTGTAGCCCCATGGGTACAGCTTGCTCTCCTTGATCCGTATCGAGCAGTAAATCAAATCCTGCTCCGCTCATACGGAATATCTCATTGAGCATTTCAAATATTTTATCTTGTCCTATGGCCTGTACAAGCTCTGGTGTTTGCATTAGGTTTTGCAGTAGCTGGCCTAAGACTTGTGCAGACTGCACATCTCTTGATCTCTCAGCACCATCTCTTGACGTGAATACGTGCTCATGCACTAGAGATGTAGGCATGCCGATTACATTGCGTCTGCGCGGTGCCTCGGCAATATCTCCTGTATCCTCTACGTCAAATCCTGCATCCTGTACCGCTCGGACTGTATATCTACCCTTAACTGGCACATTAAACTCTTCCGTGGAGCAACCAATTAAGTGCTCGTAGCACATCTTCTTTACGGCAGCTCTCATATCGTCGATGCCATCAGATATAAATGAGTAGAGAGCATTTGTGGTGTTAGAGATTTCTGTTACCTCGGTTGCGGAAATCTCTCTGGGTGATGGCTGGCCTAGCTCTTGAGGGGATAAGATCAATAATCTCTCCACAAGATTCAAAAGCTGTAACACTGCACTAATAGATTGCTGGATGCCACCTGCTAGTTCGGATTGTATGTCTACTACGTTTACGAAGTCTGTGGCATTAATACCAAGGTCGGCGGCTTTAGTTCCGCTATACATAAAGGCTCTTGGTTTTCCGTAGAAAGTGTCTTCGCGCAACTGGTCTTCTATGTAGTCACGCATCTCTGGGTCTAAGGCATCTTGGTCGATGGCTATGATTTTCATCATCCCTACCTTCATGTGATGCAACATCGTTGTCATGATGTTGTTCAACTGGTCTTGGAAGGGCATTATTTCGTGGGCGATAGAGATGTTTGCAAGGCGGTCATCATTCTCGTTAATGCCTCCGTAGACGGCTGGAATGGAAGGCAGAAACTCTCCGTACAGAACAGTAGAGTCACTTGCAACAACCAGACGCATCCAGACAGGAAACGGGTAGTCGCCAATTCCTTCGGCCTTGGGATTTACCTTCATAAACATATTGGTGACAAACATACCCTTGTCTGCCTCATCGGCTGAGTATACACCAATATTCGATGTGCGATCATTATGAAATGAAAAGTTATCTTTTAGCTTAGGGAATAACAGGCTCCCACTATCATAGTAGTAATTAAAGAAGCCCTTGTGTTGGTCATACACAGCAATCAAGCTATTTGTGTACTCAATTTTGTCGGTATTCCAGTATGCTGGGTTTTTATGCATGTCGGAATACTTAATTATATCCCAATATCCAATCCAGTCTGGCCCCATATTGTCATTAATCTGCGGTAGTGGCGCAGAGTTGTCCCAGAATATTCTAGTCGGGTGAGGCTTTGTAAATGAAACTCCCTCCCTCTCCACGTATGACTCCATGTTACTTTCTCCAGTAACCTCGTCATCCCTATACCTCCAAGATATGTCTCTAGTCCAGCTTTCAGATGGGAAGCTTATGCTCTTACCATAAAGGAACATATCACGAATAGCCTGTGAAAAATGGTGGCGATATCCGAACTGATCGCACATCTGCTCCACACGCTGCGACAATACATCGCTTCGTATTTTATCCTTAATAGATGTCCCTCTAGGTTCGTACTTGAAGTAGGGAAATAAATTATTAAACCTAGACACCTGAGCAGCCACACGCCTTGTGATATATGACCTTATGAGGTTCATGGACACCTCATACAGTCTCATTACGTTAATGGACTTTAGGTTATCCTCCTCGTCATACTCACAAAATTGCTCAGCGCAATCCAACTTCTCTAGCTCGTCGTGACACCCCTTGATGTCAACCTTTCCTTGTGCATATTGAAGTAAGGGTATCGTTGCCTTGTTGATAGGAAGACTATCCCAAGCAAGGTCAACCGACATATGTAAGTTTGCATGCCTAGCACAAAAGGTGATGCCGTCATGGATTCTAGACTCTATTAACTCGGTAAGACGCTCCTTGATCTTATAATTCTCGCCAGTGCCCTCCTCGGCGGTGAAAATCTCCCTAAGCCTCGCTGGGGTGCAATTCTTTTCCTTTAGGATCTTTAGGTCTACCATGGGTCTCGAAATTAAATAAGTCTATTGTGTCGTTGTATACTCCAGAAAGCATTGTGTGCTCTATAAGTGTAAGTAGAACACATGTCGGGCCACCTAGTTGCCTTTTTTCAGCAAACGTCTTAAATGCCGTATGGGGCATACCAAGTAGGCTAGCAACTTCGTAAAAAGTGAGATTAAGTGCTCGGGCCAGCCTATTGATTCTCTCAAGAGTCCAGACCTTTCGGACTCCTGCTGCTTCGTAGTGGGCGTCGATGATACGCGACGCTGCTGTGGAGGTATTGAGTCCATTTACCCGTCTCTTGCCCTTATTAGTAGGTTTCTTCTTCCCCTTCTGCGTCATCCTCTTCCTCGTCCTCGTAGCCCTCTTCCTTGATGACATTCTCAATGCCGTCAATACTAGCCGCTACTCGGTCTTCGGTGCGCTCCGTAATTGTAGCTTCCATAGTAATGGTCACTACGTGTCCAGCCTTGCATCCCTCAAATAGTTCTGCGACCTCTTCGTTATCTTCAATGTCAATTGCAACAGTGTCTAAATTCTTCATGGTTTTAGGATTGTGAAACTAATATTGGATATGGTCAAGCCCCGACTTCAATTATTTGAGATGGAGCACGACCTGTTGTGCTAGAACCTAAGTCATGATACATCATAGGATAAGTCAAGGCATCAAAGGAGTGTATGTATATGCTTCTTCTTGGCTTAAACGGAAGCGATGGGTCATACTTACCATGCCTCCCCTTTTCAGCTACGAGATTAAAAAACATTTTCTTGACCTCACGGCAACTCTCAGAAAGCAAAAACTCCTCCTTCTGTAGCTTTGTCATCATCAGCCTGACTCTTCCCTCTACAGACCCACTAAACTTAGGTGCAGCACGCATTCTTATTGATTCTAAACCAAAGCTATCAGCTTTTGCCGCCGAAATCTGCTGTATGTCTCTGACATCATAACTGCCAGTTTTCGCACGAAACTGATTGAATGCAGAGTTATCACTTATGTGCTCAAAGTTAAACTTGGTGTCCATCTTGTTGTTCCAGTACCTCATCCTCCTCATGACCAAAGGAACCATTGTTGTGTATGGCAATTTCTCGTTAATCCAAATCATCTCATCAAAGCACACCCATACCGCCTTGTCTGCCCCTACGAGGTGCTGAAGGAATATTACTGCATTGTTGACTGATCCGGGGTCCCATCCACATATAATGGGGTGCTTGGGGTTTGGGAGTATTCGCTTTTTACTGTCTCCGACACAATGAATGTTCTCTATGAAGTATGGCCTAAATATTGCCTCGCCTAGTGGTCTATCAATCCACTCTCCACGAACCATGCGAGCCTCCTCAATGGGGTCACTAGCAACAGCCTCCATGACGTTATCGTAGTACCCGTCAGGAAGGTTATCTTTATTCTCCTCTATCTTTAGGTGATAAACGGAATAATCGTCGTTCCAGTTTCCCTCATCATCGTAGGGTTGCTCGAAAAACCTTTTGTATACCCAATGCGAAGGCCCATCTGGATTGCAAGCGGCTGTATATTGCTGTGGCCCTCGGATGCCCGGACGCCTACCTATCTGCTGAACTACAGCATTGAAATAGTCATCGGTATCCAAATTCGTAAGCTCGTCTATAAATACATAAGATGGCTCAAAACCCTTAATGCGATCCTTGATGAACGCACCATAGGGCACGGAGATAACCACCACCCTTGAGTAGCCGCCGTATCTATTCTCTATGTCAATATAAAGATTCTTCTGCTCATCCCTCTTCTCGTCCGTAACATCTATGCCCAAACCCTGTTGCCATAAGGGTAGTATTTCTGTTTGAAGCTTGTGCCACACACCTCCCATGGTTGCCTGCGACTTAACACCGACCACACATAAGGCTAGTGCATTAAAATTCTCGTAGCAGTGACGTACGAGCTTGTGGCCACCTAATACATATGTCTTTCCTGTGCCACGTTCTCCGTAGGCCAACATATACTTACTGGCATCGTCGAATATCTCCCTCTGTGTCCTTGAAAGGGATGGATGCCACGGCTCGGTGTCTTGCTTCTTTAAATCCTCTTGCTCGCCTAGACGCTCAAGGATTGCAGCGGTATCAATCTTCTTCTGCCTTGGCATGCTTTAAACCTGCACTTACTCCTTCTGCAAATGCTAGCGCGACAAAGTATTTAAGCTTCCAAGGATGCTCTTCCTTTTGCGTCTCATGCTTTGCTTCAAACTCTTCCCAGAACCCATTTACTAGGTCTGATTGGGTCAGGAACTCTACTATTTCTTTACTCATCCTTCTCTGCTTTTTCTAATTCGTGCAACGGCCTAAAACCAACCTTCTTCTTGTTCTGCGCTGTTTCGCGCTCTGACATCTTAAGCATACCCTCAAGTCCTCGTAGTAGCCTGTCATAAAATTTGCCCTGCTGATCACAGCATGAAATAAAGAGTCTAGTCTTTAATATGTATGACTCTTCATCAAGGTCTCCAGATAATAGTTGCTGTTTAAGCTCTTCAGCCACCTCAAAGAGCGCAACATTCTGCCTTATGTTGACATTCTGGGTCATCTCCAAGGCTCTTGCCATATGAAGCCCTACGTTGCCATCGAACTGCTTAAATACGTCTAGCTTCTTTATGTTGCTCTTATCGTGCAACATATCAGCAACCTCAGTCATAAATACATCACGCCCGTTTTTCTGCCATGTATCTATGCTCCTTTTATCCTCCAAGGGGTCATGCTGTCGAGGTGGCTGCCTCTCCTCTGCCTTTGAGCTATTAGGGCCTATAGGGTCTGCATTGCTCCACATAGCCCTAAGAACAGGGGTATCTGTTATCCTCTTACTAAGGTAAGCCTTCGTCATTCCAGCCTCCTCAGCAACCTTATCCCTATCGCCATCATGCTTTTGCAATAACGCAGATAGCTCGGCTACTGTTACATTCTGTTTTCTAGGCATTTACTCCAGCCTCCCTCATGAGCTTAATTAAAGGCAGGAAGGTATCGCCCCAGTATGGAGATGATCTAAGGTAAAGAAACTTAGCTCCCTTTCTTAGATACGCACCCGCCCTATTGCGATCTAGTGAATTAAATATATCGAAATTACACGCCTTGCAGAAGTTCTTGGCATCTTTTACAGATAGCCCATCCCATGTAATACTTTGTGATATTTCCTTAACCTTATCTAGTGAAAGGTCAGCGGTCATAGCTATCTCTTCATCCGATAGTGCAACTATATGACTACCAGCTACCTTACGCCTAGCAAGACAACGCACCAAAGGTGGTGGAAACTTTTGGAACATATCCCAACTCATAACTCTACTCCTCCCCAATGTTCAGCCGCGCCAAGTATAGGTAGCAACTCATAATGCGTATCTGTACTTCCGAGCTTAACTAATATTATTTTCTTAGCCCCCTCTGCTGTCATGCCTGTAAGGACGTATCCATCAAGGAACTCATCAAGTACAGGCCTAATAGCATCGTGAAGGGTGTGTGCCGTTTCGTTTGGTTCTTTTGGCATTGTTAAAACCAAAAACCAGAATCCTATTATAGTCAAGTCTCCAAAAAAAATCCCCCGCCTTGGGAGAAAGGATAAGACCAAGACGAGGGACACTTTGAATGTAGTGAGATCGGGGTTAAGATGAATGCCATGTATGGGCTGTCAAAAAAAAAAATTAAAAAAGTTCTTGTGCTGGAGCAAAAATTCCACACAAAGTTTTGTTATCGGGCCGATGTAGCCCTCAAATAACTCAAAAAGAAAGACGAAAATGAATGAAGCACTAGAGACGCTTGGCCTTATACAGAGCCAGCTAAACGCACCCAAGGGACAGACAAATAAGTTCGGCGGGTACAACTACAGGAGCTGTGAGGATATACTTGAAGCACTCAAGCCCCTACTGGAAACGCATCAAGCTGCAGTCACACTAAGTGATGAGGTAGTTGATGTAAACGGAGCCACATACATTAAAGCGACAGCTACTTTGTACGCAAACAACAGTTCCGTTGTTGTAGATGGTTGGGCGCAAGAAGGCAGTCTCAAGGGAATGTCTCCAAGTCAGTGTTCTGGAAGCGCCTCCAGCTATGCGAGGAAATATGCCCTAAATGGCCTATTCGCAATAGATGATAGCAAGGATGCTGATGCCTTAAATACCCACGGAAAGGAACCAAAGAAACAAGGAACCAAAGAAACTCCTTCTTCAGTCTCCAAGAAGCCTCGCTTTGCTAAAGATAGCGGATGGAGAGATTATGCCGTTCCTTTTGGTAAAAACAAAGATGTCAAGCTAGGTACATTGGAGGATCGCTCACTCAAATGGTATATCGACAATATTGATGAGGATAAGGTCGAATTCAGAAAGTACCTTGATATGGCGAAGGCAGAGAAGTTTGCGGAAGAAGAAGCTGAAAACAATAAAGCAATGACCCCAAACGTAGTAAGCGAAGATGAGCTACCCTTCTGAAGCAGAACTAGCTGACGAGCGTGGCGGTCTTCCATCTGCGTCTGGAGTAGAATCCCTATTTCTCTGCAAGGGCAAGTTCCTTGCGGAGAAGGGGATGCCCGACATCCAGTACAAGGAATCACAAGAAGGTACAATCCGTCACTCGCTCGCTGAGATGGATATGCCTGTGGATCAAATCGAAGACCCAGAAAGAGCCAGAGCGGTTCACAATGCAAAGCTGGCCGTTTTCGATGTGAAGTCTAAAACCATAAAGGGAGACGGATACACACTCAAAGAACAGAGAATGTGGCTCCGTGACTCTGAAGGAGTTCCATTCTTGAGTGGGAAACCTGACTACGTTGAAATTGTTCCTCAGTACAAACGTGCGCTAATCGTGGATTACAAGATGCTGTATGGAGATCACTCTCCAGCGCACGCAAATCCTCAGTTATTCACACTAGCTGCACTCGTAATGCAGGAACATAAAAACATCCAAGAGTGCTTCGTTGCTCTTGTTACTCCACTACTGGAGCCTCCCTATTCCGTATCTATGCTGGATAGGGCAACTGTAAAGGAATGGGCTAATCGGCTACACAAGCTGTCTAAATCCATTCGAGACCCAAATGCGCCAAGGGTTGCAGGAACAAAGCAATGCAAATACTGCAGAGCTTTACCTTACTGCCCAGAAGCGAGACAACTACTAGATGAACACATGGCCAAGGATATAAAAGAAATATCGGAAGACCCTGCTGAGATCAGCAAGGCATTTGAACTTGCAGCACTTTATGAGAAGTTTGCCGCTGCTGTTAAGTCTACTGTACGTGCCAAATTGAAGTCTGACCCAGATTCCGTTGATGGATATAAACTGGGAAAAGGCATGAAGATAACCAAGTACGATGACGGTAAAGCAATCGAAATCCTGAGAGACAGGGGATTCACGATTGAAGAACTGGATAAGGTTATCCGAATCCAAGAAAAAGAGATTGTTGCCCAATGGGCTAAAAAAAATGGACTGTCTACCGCTAAAGCTCGCGCCGAAGTTCGTGAGATCATGGAAAAAGCTAAAGCTCTCAAAGTAAGCGAGGGATTAGCACGAATCATCAAGAGAAAGAAAGACTAATGGAAGGACTAATGAATCATTGTGGAGCTAAGATCGTAACCCGTGGAGACCTGTCTTCACTCAACGATCCTCAGCCGATGTCACGAACTCATAACCCAATTCGACATGATTACTTTGTCGATATACTGAAGGAGCACCTTGCTGATGCAGGTTATGAAGTAGAGGGAGAAACCTACTCGCTACTGCGTAGGTACTCAAAGAAGAAGAAGCAGGCTGCTCTACTTACGACCGATAACCTATTCGGGATGTTTGAAGTGAAGCCTTCTGATGGTGACTACAAGAGTGGAGAACTTGCTCAGCTTGTAGGGTTTAGAAACTCATCTACGATGCACTTCAGAGCAGGAATAGGATGTGGCAATAGAGCCTTCGTGTGCGACAACCTTTGCTTTAGTGCAGATATCGTTGTTGGAAGAAAGCACACTGAGCATATCAAGCGTGACCTGCCTGAGTTGATGAAGAATGCAATCCTAGAAATGAAGATGGAGTTTCTCAGGTCAGAGCACCGAGTGGACATCTACAAGGAGACTGATCTGACAACTGTAGATATGCACCACATTGTAATGACCACATTGAGTGCGGGACATATTCCGTCCTCCTGCATCAGCAAGTGGGTCAAGCTCTATAGGAACCCGACACACGAAGAGTTTAGGCGAAAGGACTGCTGGGGGCTACAGAATGCCTTCACGGAGGTCGCTAAGATGTGGAACTTCCCTGTTATGCAAAAACGGACCAGCGGATTGTCCAAAGTCATGGACAACCTAATCAAACTCGACGAACGCATAAAGGAGAGAATTGCATGAAGATAAATGTGTTTATCCCCTGTGTGCCGCCCAAGACTACGGCTCAATCGTCCTTGAGGTTCACCAAGGATGGCAGGATGTTTAAGGATAAGCGTGGAGTAGCTTGCAGGGATACTTGGGTATCCCTGCTTGCCGCCCACTCTCCTGAGATGCCCATAGAAAAGCCCTGCTCAATGAAGGTCGCGTTTACTTGGCCTTGGCGCAAGGCAGAGCCAAAAAAGAACAAAGCTCTTGGGTGGCTCCCGATGTACACCAAACCCGATTTGGATAATTTAAGTAAGATTTTTGTTGACTCGCTTGTGACTTGCGGATGGTTAGTGTCTGACCAGATCGTATGGAAACTTACCCTAATGAAAGGATGGGGCGATGTTACAGGCGTGAGAGTTGACATAGATGACGATTGGGAATCAATCGCCAGCACAGTAAGAGAAAGATTAGAAAGGAAAAAAAGTGAGTATCAGACTAATGACCGAGGCTTGGAAGAATGAGGATGTTTCTGGAAACAGACTGCTCCTGCTTCTAGCCCTCTGCGACTACGCAAACGATGATGGCCTCTGCTATCCGACTGTACAGACTCTAGCGAAGAAAGTTAGAGTGCAGGTCAGGTCGGTGCAGAAGATGTTATCAGAACTTCGCTCGATGGGCCTTGTTGATAGGTATAAAGATGGAGGCGGTAAATACCCAAATATTTACAAAGTCACCCCCACCCCTGTCCCCACGGACACCCCTGTCCCCACGGACACCCCTCCCCCGTCCGTAGAGACACCCCCTTCTATACTTATAGAGAACCATCAAGATAACCAAAAGAAAGTAAAAAAGAAAAAGTCAGTATCAATTGATTTGGATTGGATGCCTAAGAACCTTGACTACGCCAGAGAACACGGACTTGCGCCAGAGACTGCTCGGGAGTATTTCGTAACTTGGGCCGTCTCCAACGAGAAGAAGTACAAGGATTGGGATTTGACTTGGGCCAACGCTTGCAGAAGCTGGCTGAAGAATAAAGGACTTCCAACAGCAACGCCTAGGAAGAAGAAGCAGAAAGAGGACGAGGGATTCGTCAAGTGGATGAAAGAGTGTGGATACTGGGGAAAGGTTGAAGACCTTGATCCGTTCCGACTGCAATATAGAGAGCAAATAGACCGATGACAATAGAGACTGAGACACCCAATGACTACAACGCAGAGAGAGGCGTACTTGCCTCCTGCATAGTTGACCCCGACTGTATCGGAAGAGCAGTTGATCGAAACATAAAAGCGGAAACATTCTTCCACCCCAGCCATCGCGTGATATACAGCGCAATGGAGGGGATGTGGGAAGATGGGATTGATATTGATGAGCTTTCCCTTATGGAAAAACTCAAGTCGAGAGGATTCCTTGATGAGGTTGGAGGATTTGCTGGAGTAAACGCATTGAGTTCAACAGTTGAGACTTCTCTGCACTTCGATATGTGGGCTGAGATAATTGAGGGCCACTACTCCAGAAGAAGACTGCAAACTCTGTGCATGCAGACTATTGACGGAATAAGGGAGCAGAAGATTGAAGTCGGGAAGCTGGTTGAGACGCTGGATAATGAAATACTGAGTCTTACCAAGGAAAGGTTTAAGGCAGAATACTTCTTTGATTCAATGTCTGCGGTAGGAATTGGAAAGAAGTCCATTGATGAGAGAATTGCATCCAAGGGGAAGATTGGCGTTCCGCTGGGCATGCCATCTCTTGACTTCAAGCTGAAGGGATTCAAGAAGGCTGAGATGACTTTATTGGCTGCAAGGCCGAGCGTTGGTAAAACAGCATTCTCACTTCATTGCTTAAGGGAAGCTGCAGTAACGAACAGGATTCCGACTCTGTATATGAGCATTGAGATGTCCACGGCATCTTTAATGACGAGGCTGATACAAGCCATGTCGAATGTGCCTCTCAACATTATGGAGCAGGGCTTGATAAATGAGAATCAACAGAAAGCGATAGATACCGCACAAGCTCAGTTGAAGAATGCGCCATTCTGGGTTGATGAGACTCCATCTCCAAGTGTGGCTCAGATACGAGCTAGGGCTAGGCGAATGAAGGCAAGCCAGAATTTGGGCTTACTGATAATTGACTATCTGCAGTTGATTTCTGCCCGTGATCCGAGGGTCCAGCGAGAGCAACAAGTTGCTGAAATGTCTACTTCGTTAAAGAATTTAGCAAAGGAGCTTGACATCCCCATCCTCTTGCTTTGTCAGTTGAATCGACAAAGTGAGATTAACTCTAGAGCACCGAAATTAAGTGATTTACGTGAGAGCGGACAACTGGAACAGGATTGCGATGTTTGCCTTATGCTCTGGAGGCCCGATGTAGAAGAAGAGAGAAAAGTTCAATGCGATGTAACGAAAAACAGGAATGGGCAAGTAGGATCAGCTCTGATGAATTTCGAGAAGTGCGTACAAAGATTTACCCCTTACGAAGAGATCTGTGACGATGAGGGGAATTACTACACAGAAGATAACAAACAACCAAGGTTCGGAAAATGAGAGGACTAGCTAAGTCTACTATCACTGGAAACCTTACTGGAGACCCCGAGATTCGGGAAGTCTCCGCTAAGGGTGAAACAATAAAGAAAGCGGAGTTTAGTATCGCAGTTAATACCAAGAAAGAGGGTGATGCCTTTTTCTTTCGTTGCGAAGCATGGCGAGGGCTTGCTGATGTGGCGGCGATGGCAAAAAAGGGCGAGCCAGTCCTTGTAACTTGCGACATCGTTCAAAGCACATGGCAAGACAAGGAAGGGAATAATCGCCGTGATGACCGACATAGAGTTGACGAGTTCCGTTTTTTAGGTCAAAAAAATAATGCGGGAGGCGAAGGCGATCCTCCGTTTTAGGACTAGGGTAATCGCCGCCCTTCTTATGAATCGTCCTAAAAGTCAGAGCTGGTGGCAAGAGACCAAACAAATGGTTGACGAAGGCTGGTTGCACTTTTGGGCTAAGAGGGGCGGCGTTCCTCAATCTGATTCATCATTTAATTATGGGAAAGGAAATAAAATTGACAGAAGTAGGGATAGTACCAAACGGAAACGACCCAAAAAAGTGGGACGTAAGAACAATAATCGGTAACTGGGGAATCATAGGAGATCGACACCTTAAAGGTGAGAAAGAGTTCCCAGCGGAGAGTAAAAGCCTTACTCTAGAAGAAGCATTGGAAGCCAGAGATAAATGGCAGGTGTTTTTTAACAAGCAAGATGAACGACTTATAAGGAGCGCAAGAAAGAAATGGAAACATTAGGTGAAAAACAATGGCTGATGGAAACCGCCATGAAGAAGGCTATAGCAAAACGTGGTCGTGGTAGGCCCAAGGGAAGTAAGAACAAGGTTAAGGTTGATCCCAAAGTGGCAGAAGGTAAGAAGAAGACTCCATTGGAGTTACTGCCTCCTGAGTTTAACAAGCAGGTAGCTAAAGCTCTTGCTATAGGCGCCAATAAATATGGGCCTTGGAATTGGAGAAAGAACGGAGTTTCTGCATCAACATATATCGGTGCAATAAGGCGCCACCTAGATAGCTGGATGGATGGTAACGACCTTGATAAGGAGTCTAAGGTTAGTCACCTTGCTCATATCGCTGCAACTTGCGCTGTACTAATAGATGCAGAACAAGCTGGTAAATTAAAAGACGACCGCCCATGACGGACATCAAGGATGTGCTGTATAGGAGGGATGGGGATGACTTTTATCCAGTAGGTATTGATGCGAGTAAGCTTAACCTTGGAGATGGGCAGTATCAGATTACTGTGACTACCAAGGGCAACTCTATAAATGTACTGCAAGAGGATTTAGATATTGAGTCAGCAGCTATTGAGGTTCGTGATGCACTCAAAGACTTTAGGGAAACAGTTACCAAAGCGATGCATGAGGCTAGTAAGTTGCGTCCCTATAAAAGAATGCCAGCGAGATTTATGAAGGCATACGCTAAGATGTGTAGCGAACTAGGCGATGATGTACCAGCGATGTTTGAGTATGCCACTATAGAGGAGATAGTGTGTAGGGGCATAGCTGCAATGATCCCCGATGAAGATAACACCTTTTGACTCACCCTATCGTTTTTTAGTTGCAAGTATGACTAATCCCAGCAATGTGCATCTGGTTGACTTGGAAGAATACGATGGATATGGAGAATGCTCTTGCGAATATTTCAACTTTAATATTCGCCCGAAACTAGAACAAAATATACAACCCAAAAAACAATGTCGTCACCTACGGACAGTAAAACAGAAGCTGAAATACCACAAATGAGCCTAGAGGAGAAGAAGAAGCAAATTCTTCAAGGTTTTCGTGGTGTATCAGATCACTACAAGAACGCAGCAGCTGCACTAGACGCATATGCAACATGGTTTGAAAGCCAGAATGCAACTGAAGCTGCTGTTCAAATGCAAGTAGAGATACTGCAGTCATTACATGCAAAACTTAGTTAATGCTTAAGTCTTTCGTAAACTTGCGTGGTCAGTGGATTAATCTAGACGACTGCGTTGTACAAAACATATCCGAAGACATGTTTGGTGAGGATGTGGTAGAGTACAAGTACGAAGGAGAGACGCATACGGCTAAGGTTGTGTTACGAGAAGGGAGTAGCGGTGAGAAAGCTATACGAGACGAAGGAGACCTTGAGCGAAGAGCTTGAGGTGATGGAAGTCTTTGCTGATAAGTTTAAGCTAGAGTTCAGAAAGATGCCTATCCAGTATAGGCTGGACTTTGCTCTTATGCGTAAGGGCCAGAGCAACATATTCGGTATGGCCGAAATTAGATGCAGGTCTGGAACTTGGTATCCGACTCTACTTGTTAGCCTTCAGAAGTTGATGCACATGGACGAATACAGTAAATTCGGTATCCGATGTGTGCTTGTCTTAAAAATAGAAGGCAATGTGTATTACTGGCCTTACAGCAACTTTAGCGAGTACGATATAGGCTGGGGTGGAAGGAATATCCCAAGGGATGACCAAGACTCAGAGCCTGTTGTGCATATACCAAGATCAGCCTTCAAGGCTATATGAGGTATCCGTTTTCTCTGGCCCAACGAGGATGCCTATGTATCTCCTCGTGACACACCCTGCATGTGGGCAACCAAGTCTTATCATTTAGATAATTCTTGCCCCGACCTGCCATATGATGAACGTCTGTGGCTGACTTCTGGTTGCACACTTGGCAACGGGGGTAGCTCTTGAGGAAGCTCAATCGGAGTGTACTGTACTGCTTCGCTTCCTCCTCCCGCTTCTTCGACATCCGACGAAGCGGTGTTTTCCTCCTCAATGGAGTTCGTTTCATCTTGATCGCTTGCCATTTTTAAGCTTGAAAGGTTTGGGTGTACCAAAGCTCTGCTCAATAAGCCCTCGCTTTATTTCAGCTTGGCGCTTTTTTCGAGCGACTTCTTGTTCGTTTATTTTCTTTAGTGTCTTCAGGTCCCACATCGTTCTCTTCCTTCTTTAAGTGGTGTTCGATATTGTGCATATCAACGACCTTTTCAAGTGTAAGTTCTACAATTTTATCATTGGGAACAAACCTCCATCTAACCTCGCCGTTCTGCCGTATTTGAAATACTGTTGTTCTCAATCCGATGCTACTTATGATTGCGCGTTTGCCCTCAAGTAGGCATTCATCGCCTACACTCCATGTAGGACTAGCATAGAATGAAATACCTGCTGCAAGTTTAGCTAGGAAGTCTTTTATTAGCATCCAGCAAACCAGTGAAAGCCCCACCCATATTAGGTGTTGTAAGTAGTCCTTTAGGTAGGCATCTATTGGGTTAGTCTCCATATTTCCAGCCAAACCTTTCTCCTAAATTAGTTCTGCCCCAGCATTGATTGCCTTGCATGTTACTGTATGGAGTGTAACAACCGCATCCCATGTCTGTACCCCAAGGGCGACATCTCTTGAGTTGCGGATCAAATACTGGACATTCATAACAAGTACGCATTCTACGCTTCCACTCTGCTGACTCAATAGGATTCTTTATAACTTTAAATGCTTGGCAAAGCATTCGGAAGAGCCTTTTAGGTGAAGGCTTCGTCACCTTGATAACCTCTACCCACTCCCTAATGCGCTTGGTGTTAAACATTAAATTCCACCCATAGCCCTAAATCGTTGCAGATCTTCGGCACTCATATCCTCCATGGGAGGAGCTTTGTAGGGTTCGGTAAAGGCACCAGACTCTTCCAGTATGTCATAGAGTAGCATTACTCCGCCAGTAGGGCCGCCTAACTTAAGAACCTTCTGTACTTGCTTAAAAAGCTTAGGGTTAGACGCAAGTTTTGTTCTTAGCTTATAAAGCTTATCGCCAGTCCACTGTCTAGTCTTAGACATATCACCTACCTTAGCTAGTCTTTCGGTAGCAATCTTTCTGGTCTTATTAATTTGTCCTTGTCGCCTCTTGTTAAATTTCCTCTCCTGAGGCGATAATTTTTTGCCAGAAGATTTTTGCGTTTGTTCTGGTTTGGTTTTATCTAACTCATCAACTAGCTCTTGAATGGTTTCTTTACTTGAAGCCATACTTATTCTCTGTCTAAGCCTTTTAGCTTCAGAGGGAGGAAATTCGTTCAGCTTTTTATTTAGATAGGCTGACCCGCCAGCAATTGCTCCAGCAGTTAAATTCCTAAGTATGCTACCGTCCCCGCCGTCATCCTCAGGAATCGCTATATCCTCTGAAGGTGCTAGTGGGCTTCTTGTGTCTACATTAAGAGCTTGGTCTGTTGTGTCTGCATCAAGACCCAAGGGCGACATTCCTTCTCCAGTAGGGGGAACTAGAGGGTTAGGGATGTCATAGATTGGATTTCCATTTTCATCAATTGGCATGTCTGGCTCAATTGGAACGAAGACAGGATTTCCATCTTGGTCTGTTTCCATGGACATACCTTCGGGAACTATTGGAAATGTATTAGCCTTTATACCTTCTTTAGAATCCCCATATCCAAATCGAGTATCAGCCTCTATGCCTCTTTTGGACATACCAGATCCAACTTGATTTTGTAATGCGTTCCTTCGGTCTATTAAATCGTTATACTGCTCGCTAAATTCAGTAACAGAAATCTCCCCGCTTTGCAGTTGATTACTAATGGCCTCTAGTCTTTCTTCTACCGCTATTAATTCATCAATGTTTTGTGTCGCTTGCGCTTCGGGTGACCTAGTATCTGCCACTACAGTACCAGAGGTACCACTTCCTACAAGTGGGTTTGCCTCAAGAGCATCAAAGTCTGCATTAGGTATGCGTGGTCCCTCAAGAGCATCAAAGTCTGCATTAGGGCTTAAGGTGTTTGCCCCTACGATTCCGCTAACTCCCGAGCCCGTAGGCATTGTGTTTGCCGTTATGGTGCCACTAACTGCACTTCCTCTTAATACAGGGTTTGACTCTGCGGCTTCTTGCCTTACTGCCTGCTCTGCTGCTGGGCCACCCATTTGTCTTGCCGCTTGTGCAGCTGCCTCTACTTGCTCTGGGGTTCCGTTTGCAGCTGCATCTATTAAGTCATTTGCGTCTTGCTCTGGATTGACTGAGTAGGCTGGGGTTCCGTCAGGATTATTATAAAGAGGCCCTCCATTGGGTGCGTACTTACGGGTTCCATCTGGATTGAGGGCGGGTGTGTATCCTTGGGGTAGTAATATATCATCAGCGGGCTCAGGAGGTATCTTGAGGTTTCTGGGATCTTTGGCCATTTCCCTAGCCATATCCAATGCCCTTTGCGATTCACTAACCCCCCTGCTCAGCTCGCTCAACTCGTCAATATCTTCTAGCTCTCTCTTTTGATCCTCTAGGCGTTCTCTTGCGGTAGCAGCATCACCTTCTGGCGTTTGAATGCTTTTAAGAGCTGCGTCTATTTCGGTAGTGTCAAGCGTAGGAACACCAGTTACAGACGCTCCACTAGGTGTTTCCGCACCTGTCAAGGGGTTGGTCCCTTGATCTGACCTCTTATCTTGCCACTTGTTAGGATCGGGTGGCTGAGGTTCAGCAAAAGGATCAACCGCTGGCGTTGCTGGCATTGCTGGCGTTGCTGGCGTTGCTACTGGCTGTGCCGATTGTGGTCTTACTTGATTTGTCCTGCGACTAAAGATGTCACCAACTCCATGTATCAATCCACCAAAGTCATCCATTAGTGGAGAGGCAAGCTGGGCCAATGTGAATACGCCTCTATCTCCTCTCCCGTATGGGTCTAGCGAATCTGCAATATTTCCTGCTTTAGCTAGAAAATCAATTGCTGGCCTGACCTGCTGACCAAGTAACCCAAGTGACCTACTCCCGAAGATGCGCGGATCGTCGCTTGGTACAAACGGAGGAGTACCGCCAGCAGATGTGTATGCTGGTCCCGCAGGCTGTGGGGGCATACCCGCGTCCATGACCATACTATCAATAGCATCTAGCGTCTCTGGCCTCATGTACGAGGTATTGCCGTACCTTGGGGCATTTAATACTCCCCCAGCAACATTACCTAGCGTATCAAGTACAGGTATTCCATCCGTAAGGTTGTCTATAGTATTGCCAACAAACCCTAGTGTGTTGGTAACAGGGGAGAGTAGTTGCTGTAGCATCGGACTATGATAAGCGCGGGGCTTGTATAGGTGCTATTGATCCATTGAACTGACCTACTGGGAGTGGTTGATCGGGGCCGTTTAGGGCGGACACGACTTGAGATACCTTCTGTACTTGATCTAAGACTGATGGATCGGCGGTGGCTGGCATGGGTTGCTGGAAGCCAGATTGAGTGGCTGGAGGATTGACTTTAAATGCTTCCGCAGCAATTGATGCGGGTGGTTGATATGCTCTTGCTCCTGCCATTGGGTCAGAAGGTTGAGAGTTATATAAATTACCTTGCTCGTCTACTCTGGTTGTGTCCGCAAATGGATCAACAGCACTTGGGTTGTTTGTGGCTGGAGCTTCTCCTCCTTTTGGAAATAATTGACCTAGTAGGCCCATTCGGTCTCCGATTCTATCAAGCGCTGATCCGCCTCTATTGAATAGGCCGCCAACGCCACCAGTTATATCTGTGACAGCTTTTCCAAGCCCAAGACCGCCCTTGCCTAATACAGGAAGCTTACTTAGCAAGCCACCAGCCATGCCTCCAAGGCCACTAAGTCCAGTACCTAATGCAGAGCCAATTGTCCCAGCACCACCTAACACGCTACCTAGTATGGGTGCTAGAAAATTGAGAAATGGCATCATGGAAATTTCCATGAGTGCTTGCTGTGAGTTCCAAGGATTTTTAAAGAGATGCAATAAGGATTTCATTTCGACATACTACCCTATGGGTCTCGTATGTCAACTCCCTACTCATGGCTTAAAACCAGAAGCGACCTCAAATACTAGATACCCAAAGAGGACGGTAAGTATTAGGGTAGCAAAAAACATAGTAAAACTATAATAGGCGTAGCCTATTCGTCAATATTTTTTGGATTAAAAATAAAAACCAAAAAAGATATTGACAGTATTAGAGAGTCCTGAAAAGTTGATCCCGTGTTTTAATTGACATGTTTATGAATTGGTTTGATTGATTCATTGAGCGCAAAGTTAAAGGTCAACTGGGTATTTTATTTACTTTGACCCAAAAGGGATACAGCGTTTGCCAAACCTGCTTTTAACTAGAAGGGCTGCATCGGGGGATGTGGCCCTTCTTATTTGATAGGCTTAGTTATCTTGTAATGTTTTTGCACCGAAAGCGGGCGAACATTGCTCAATTTAAGCAATTTTCGCTTACCACTAGGGGTAGTCCTATATCCGTCAAAAGCCGCATTTAATTTACTTGGCATATCAGTTTGCTCTAGGCTAATAAGTCCCTTTTCTTCCATGCTTTTCAGCATTTTAAGGAAAGGTATGCTCATGCCTTCGAGTGGGTTTGATCCTGTGTAAACTGTCCCGTAGTCATCCAGTAGGCGCGTGATAAGCTGACTGCCTTCACCCTTCTTCTGGGACTCTATTATGTTAATAGCTACACCATCCTTAAAATCGTTAAACTCAACCATGCTCTTATTATCTGTACGGATAATACGATTGCCGCCAGAATTATCTCGTACTTTTTCTTCGCCACCTATCCGATTCGGCTTCATTGCACTTATTGGTTGTCTATTGAGAATGGGATCGGTGAAACTAAGTCCCCTGCCATGATCGGGCATTATGGGACGTGTAAACTGGATTGGTAGCGTAGGTTGATCAGGACTGAGCATTCTTTGGTTATCCCTTATTGGTTTTTCATAGAAGGTCTCTGCTCTAGCCCTGTTTCTTTTGTTTTTTAATTCTTCACTCCTAAACCAATTTTGTGCCCTCATGAATAGAGGGTGAACTTCTTTAGCTAACTCTTTATCGTTAAATAAACCAGACTTACCTGCATTCGATGTATCGTGACGAAGGTTATTATATAGTTCTCTAAGCTCGCCTTGGGTGTCCCATGCCTCTTGCATAATTTCACCAAGCTCGGTTCCCTTCGCTTTAGCTGCAGCCTTATTTAATTGCTCCTTATAGCTGAGTTCCTTTTGTAAATCCTTGAGAGACTCTTGAATTTTACTACGCCAGTCACCCTTCGTAAGGCCCTTGTACATCGGTAGGCTATCAATACTTGACCACCCCTTTGGTGTCACTTTTTTTTTGGCAAGATTTGCGGCAACAAGTTTAGGGCCAATAGCGGATGCTGCAGACCTTCTGTTAAATTCCCTTCGGGTCGTAACTGGCCCATCATTGATTTTATCGGGCTTCATCCACGCAATAACTTTATCCCCAGTATCTACAGCCTTTACAGCTGCCTCTTTTGCGCCCTTGGCTACCTTAGGTGCTACCTTGGGGCCATATATGGCACTAGCCAGATTGACAAAGCCTCCTTCAGAGTAAGGCATCATACTGTCTACTGTAGCCCTTGCTGTACCAACTGGGTCTTTAGCCGCATCTATGGTACTTCCTATAAAAGAGGGCTGTGGTTGTGTAGACGCAGATTGGAAAGATGTATCCCCTATGTTACCCATGTCCTGCAGTGCGCCCATAAGCATATCTCCTACACCTCTTACCATTGGCATAGGGTTAAATGGATTTGGAGCAGGAGGTGCTTCCCTTAGAGGTGGACGCATAGCCTCATAAGGGTCACGACCAAGCGAAAGTAAGTGATATTGCTCTGGTGTCATGCGTTCATCTCTTTGATAGCTCTATTGGTCTGAACGAAAGCTGGCATCCTCTTAATCATTTCTTTCTTATATTGCTTCCACTCCTTATCAAATCCTATAGGGTCCCCCTTATACATATGCTGACGACCTTGGTAGTATGGGTTGCTCGAGTCATTCTCAAATTTGTCTATCGCCCTTGCTGCATCTTCTTGATTGAATGGCCCCTTGAATCCAGAGGGGAATAAGTTCTTGTCTTGTATGTATCTACTCTTGATCTCTTTCATGAGCTCAATGTTTTCAACTGGCTTAAAGTAATAGTAGCCAGACTTGGACTTATTGGGTGCTGCGTACTCATCAATGTACCTTTTCTTTTCAGCCCTGAAGTTATTGAGGCGTTTGGCTGCTAATTTTTTCTGCTCTGGGGTTTTTGCATTTTCATATGCTCTATATAAGCCCAATTCATTCAACTTACGACCTGCGTCCTCAACCCCATGTCCAAGTTCGTGTGCTACTACAGTATTCTTGCCAAACTCACTATCGAACGGACGAAGGGTTGATCTTAAGCCTGCCTCTCCTTTAAATATATTACGAGCCCATTCTACAGGATCGGGATTATGTGGGTTAAGTCCTGTAATTGTGGGACCTGCAATAGTGATGTAATTATATGCACTGGAGTATGACCCTAGGGGATGACCATCGCCACCATTCGCCCTTTTCGTTCTGACATAGGATGCTGGCCTGTTGTGATCAAACACTTCTTGGCTCTGCATCGTTCTCAATGGACTTTTGTTTACTCTGCCAGAACTAAGCTTAGGCAAAGTCCCTAATGCAGAGCCCTGAGGACTAAAACTCATTATCCGATCTTGTATTTTTTTAAATGCAGAAGGGCTATCATACTGGAATATAGGAATCTTAGTGTCATAATCCTTATCCCAGCCCATATTGTTTGCCAGACTGTAAGCTTTTGCGTCTTGAATCGCCTTATTTATGCCCCCCTCATAGTTACTGAACCTAGGTGCCAAATACTCTCTTGGCCTTACTGTCCCAACATGCTTTAGTTGATAATCGCTAGGTACCTCGCGTACCTCACCTAGTCTGGAGTAGATGTTTGCCTTTACGGGATGAGCATAAGGTAACTTAGGTTGTCTACTTATATTATCGTATGCGTTAGACATGACACATATTCTCCCTATGGGAGCTGATTTGTCAATTATATCCCGAAGCTCATATCGCTACGAGAAACCCCTTGGCCTTCTTTAGGTATATCCTAACCCATACCTGTGGTATACGTGCCTTTATCGGGGCTTATATGGCCCCTACGCGCGCGCACACGTAAAGGTTTCAGTTTTTGGAAACTTCCGAAAGCGGGTATAATATATATATGCCGCCGAGTCGCGTTCCCCCCTCCCCACCCCCCTATACATAATGTATGTTTTGTAACAAACCTAACAAATGAACTTGTTCTAGGGGTGTCACCAGCACGTCCGCTGGTGGCCGCCTATATAGACAGGCGTATACACACGTAATAACAAAGTAAAAGGAATAAACCATGAGTGGTCAAATCATCACTACTAAGACCGATAACGCCGTGTCCCTTAGGACACAACTCGACGCGAACGTAACCGCGTACTACGCCAACCGACCCAAAGGCGGTAGCACCCTAGCGAAGCTACAAGCCAAGGCGTCGGATGCAAAGACCGAAGCTCTCCTTAAGGAGGAAGCTCGAATCACAACCGATATAGCTAACGCTAAGACCGATGCCGAAAAGCAGAAAGCACAAGA